ACGCAACACTACAACACCTCTAGGGGACTTCATCCCTGATGTGACAGCGGCGAAGGAGCTTAAGAAGGTTGTGCCTGTAAACACTGGTGAGGTAGCATCACCTGCTGAGGTTACAGCAGAAGCTAAGCAGAGCAACGCTACTAGGGTCAACTGGTTACAAGCGCGTCAAGGTGAGTACCAACTTCAACAATACTTCGATGGGGAGGGTACAGACTTAGGCAAGGCGATGGAGATTGTCACCCCCGCAGAGTTCAAGATTGCGGGTATAGACACACCCGCGCTATCCCCTGAAGTTGCGGCTGAGAAGAAGAAGCTGAATGACAAGGGGTTTAACATTGACCCTACACAGAACGTTGTGGACGGTACACCGGGCGCGTTAGGGGGTGGTAAGAAGGGTGGTTGGAATGTACTAGAACAACTAGGGGGTCTAGCGGGTTTCGTTGGGAGGTTGGGTTCTGCCATTGCTGACAATACAATAGCGGATGTTAAGAAGATAACGAGTGGTGACTGGGATCCCCGCACCAAAACTAACGGTTTGAAAGCCGCGTTTGACTTGGATAAGCGCCCGTTAGCTGGTAACGAGACTGCATTAGTTCAGGGGATAATGCCCACTAAAGAAGGTACAAACACCGGTAAAGCTACGTTTGGTTCTTACGGTACTGGTTTAGTCGGTGCGTTGAACTTCGGTATGGATAACCTGATGGGCGGTAACGCTGCCATTAGGGGTACTATCCAAGACATCAGACTAAATCAAGAGAGAGCAAAGAAAGGTGAGCCGTGGCAATGGAATGGTCTTGGGCAAGGTCTAGCGGGTAAGTCGTTTAGTTTTGTTGACCCCGATAGCCCACTAAACGTTACGGGTAAAGATAAAAAGGGTAAAGATTTCTGGGGTGCGTTTGCTGGTGGTATGGCGTTAGAGGTTATAACAGATATTAACCCGGTCAACGCGCTACGCAAAGCCGCTGTATCTGGTTTACGCAAAGCCGCTGTGAAGACTGCTAAACAAACAGCGATAAAGTCTTTGCGCCCATCAAAAGCCAGTGAGATAATGCGCGCAACAATCAAAGGTTTAGATAACCCACTGATTGACATCGTTAGACCCCGGACAACTGAAGAGATTCTTAAGTCAGCGCGCAAAGCTGCAACCAAGGCACGTATAGAAAGGCGCAAGAAACCCCCTACTGCTCCACCAGTACCAGTACAAATACCAACACCAACCAAGCCTATCAAACCAAGTGGTTCGGGTACTGATGTTAGAAGTGTTAAACCTAGCACGTCTGCTGAGGTTGCAGCTTCAGTCATCCGTAACAATGAGTTTGCTAAACTAGGTGAGGCTATACCGTTACCCAAACTAGAGTCTAAGTTCAGTGAACCAGTAACAGACGGGGTGGAGTTGTTAGGTGTTCAACTACCCAAACTCACAGATAAGAAGTTACTAGGTGACCTACGCCCCCGTATCACATCACTAAAACCTACACCACCTTTGCCTGAGCTTAGGGGTAAGGTTAACCTACTACCACCTCTACCAGAACTACAGTCTATAGTTAAAGACGGTGGGTCTAAGGTGTTTAACATTGCATCGCGAAGACCCACAGCAGTACCGCAAGTTGTGTTTGGGGAACCACTACTAGGTCAAGTAGTTCCTCAACTGTTCCGCAACAAGCCTATGCTTGACTTAGACCCGAACCCATTAACTAACGCTAACAAGCTCCCTGATTTGTTTCCCAAAGGGGAGAAAGGTGTGGAGTTAATGGGTACAAAACTTGACCCCCTGTACCCTAAAGGTGAGGTAGGTGAGCCTCTACTGGGGATTGCGCTACCCAAACTAGAACCAGATGCACCCCTACCAGACCTACAGCTTAAAGACTACGAAGTACCCATAACTCTACCAAACCTACAGCCTAAAGCCACGGGTGCTGAGGTTGCTCAGAGTGACCAAGTTCCTCTTGTTGTTCGTGAAGGTCTTCCTCTACCTCCGTCTCAGTCCGGTCTTCCTCTTCAGGCTGGGGATATACCCGCTGTTCCGGGGGAACTTCGCAACCCGAATCTACCCACAGAGCAAGCTTCTCAACTGGAACCACAAGTAACGGAGTTCGGCAAATCTCAGGAATTACCTTCCGCGTCGGCAATACCTGAGCCGCGTCTTGGACAGGCTGACTCCGTAGGTAACGCACTGAGTCCTGAAATATTACAGAAAACACCTGGAACAGAAGGAACAACACCGCAAACTTTACCAAAAATAGATTCTTCATTACCGGATAATCCTTTAGATGTGTTGTTTAAGGAAGCTGACAGGGTTGGTAACAAGTACCAAACTCCTGACTCTCCAATGGTAGCATCACTTAAAGTTATTAGCAAGGAAGTGGAAGCAGGGGAGATAGGTGAAGAATCGGCACGTCTGTTACGTGACCCCGCAGCTAGTCCTGCTATCCTATCGGAAGCTGAACGAGTAAAGGCTGTCATAATTAACCCTGAGACTGGTGTAATCAAGAAGGGTAGCGACGCTGTTGAAGAAGCAGAACGCGCAATCACACGGTTGCGTATTCGAGAAGACAGGGTAAGAGCGAAACCTAACTACAATAAAAAACCACTACTGCAAGAGCAAGTGGCTCTGATTCAAAAAGAGATAGCAGAAGCACAGCGTGTAGTATCTGATGGTGTGCTTGCGGTAGACGAACCACTGAACGCTAAGCTTGTTGATGACGCGATACCTGTCATCCCTATGGATACGTTCGCACCCGCTACTGCCCCATCACTGCTGTACGAGTCACTCAAAAACCTCAAGCCGGGTGATGCTGTGTACACATCTACGGCTGAGTTCGTTGAGCGTTCTACCAGTGACCTAACAGAACTTGCTAGGTTCTTAGGACACCATACTGGTAAGGGTAAGATAACTGGTGACAAACTAGAAGACCTACGGATAGCACACGGTAGCATATACGCCAACTTAGGGCACCCGATTGATGTCAAGAAGCTTAAGCAGTACGCCAAGACTGGTGTTGCGCGGGTTGAAACTAAGCCACCCGTAGCAGCGGCAGGGGTGGCACAAGAGTCTGTTGTGATTAACCGCATACCAGACGATGTAGAAGCGCCTTCTACCCCTAACGTAGCGCCTCTGGTTGAAGATAACAGAGTAGCAGATTTAGAGGGAGAGCTTAACTCTCTCTACGAACAGGCGAACGACCTAGACCCAGACCTTGACGCTGACACCCTAATAGACCTTGACGTTCGTGCCCAAGATATAGAGAGTGAGCTTGAACAGTTGTACGCTAGACAGGCTCTAGGAACTAAACCATACAAACAGTTTGAGGCAACACTCCCAGACAGCAAGAAGCCCACTACCCCCGCAGCAAAGCAACAGGCTGCGGTTGTACAGCAGACAGAGATTGCTCTTGCTGAAGAGATGACACGCGCCCGTGCGTACACAGCGGAATCAGTATTGCTTAGTAAAGCCATTGATGCAGACATGGCTAAGCTTGACACGATGCCCCGTGTTGAACCCGCAGCGTTAGACGTAGGTTCGTATGATAAGGGTCTACTCAATGAGCGTGTGCTGGATACAGTCAAACCGTTAACTACGGCTGATGAGTTCGGCATTGACATCAACGCAATAGACGAGCAAGTAGAGACGGCTCTGTCTGGTATGGAGGCTAACCTTAAAGGTGCGGCTAAGTCTATCGTTGAGGCTGACCTCCAACGCGCGGCGCTGTATGAGCAGTCACTACTAGAATTAGGTGTACCCGACGCTAAGGTATTAGCGGCTAGGCTTGCTGAAGAGTCAGTGATTAAGCGCAACATTGAATCTCTGGTTGCTATGGACTACGGCAAGGCTGAGATAGGAGAAGTGTTTGGTGTTACCAAACCTAAAGCGGGTGTTGCTACTCAAGAAATTGTGGATGGGATTAAAGCAAGTGGTGATTGGTACGAACAATATCTAAAACCTGCTGGTAGGTTTGGTATCCAGTACACAGATGATGTTGACCTTGTGTCACGCCTAAGTGTTTGGCGAGAAACCACAAGTAAACTAGATGCAGAAAACAGTACGGCTGTGTTTAGAAAGATGCAGCAAGCCGCTGACGATGTGAACGCTATGCCTCGTGAGGCGTTCGATTACCCCAGTGCTGTTGGTAAGAAGCCAATTGTCGGTAGTAGTTATGATGGGTATGGTGTAGATGGTGCGTACGCTAGAGTCAGCAATATAACTCCTGATGAACTTGCCGCTGTAGAAACGCTAGACGTTGATGACATTATGGGAGTGATGGATGAAACACCTAAGAAGGTAACCGCTAACACTCCTAAGATAGACGCTCTCAAAGCCACGGGTGAATGGGAAGCTGACTACCTAGGGCAAGCTGATGAGTTTGGTCTTAAGTACACAGACGAAGATGACCTTCTGCAACGCATTCAGGTATGGAAGCAGGAGACTCCTAAGCCATCTGCAACCAAGAGAAGCCTTGACCTAGAGCGTGACATCAGAAAACAGAAGCGTGACGCGGCTAAGTTTGTAAACACACTACAACCAGACGACCTTGTTAGGGATGTACCAGTACCCGAAGCCCCCGCGCCTAAAGGAGCTATGTCTTTTATGGATGTTCTAGCTGCATCCACTGACCCTAGGTCTGGTACACTACTAAGAACTATACAAGAGAACAACAATCTAGACAGACTGCTGACTGTTGTTAAGTTTGCAGATGATGAGGTGTTAGGGGACACAAAGAAACACATTGCTAAGTTAGCCGAGCGAGGTATCAGTACAACTGGTGACTCACCCGGTGTCATCTACACTAAGTTCACAGTGATGTCTGAGAAGGCGCGGTCATTCAAGCCTGACGTGCTTAAGTCTTGGATAGACAACCTAAAGTTTGTTGACAGTGTAGACCAACTACCCGTTCAAAAGTCTTCAGGCTCATCCTCTAAACTCGTGCAGTCTATGGAGAAGGCAACCAATAAGCTCAAGGGTATCAGCGAGTCTATTGACGACCTTAAGAAACTGAATGATGACATCGCAGCAAACACAATAGAGATTGCAGACAGCGCACTTAAGACAGGCTACGCATACGGAGGTGGGGATGTCTCATCCTTCTACCACGGTACGAAGTTTGATACACCACAACTACCGTCTGCTGTTGACACGATGCCAACGCGCAATCCTCTAGGCTTGGGTAGTTACTTCCACACTAACCCAGAACGTGCGACAGATGCAGCTAAGGCTAGGCTCACAGATAACGTGCCACTAACCAACACACCTATAGATGAGGTAGGTGTTGTGCGAGAGGTAGTCCCTAACGTAACCAAGACACTAGACGCTAACCTAGACAGCACCCCTGAAATTAAGAGTTTGTTTACACAAGCTGCGGTGGAAGCTGGGTTCGATGAAGAGGTTATCAAGTCGTTCAAGCGTAGGCTGTCTGTAACTAAGAAGATGAAAGACGGTACACAAATTAAGTCTAAGGTTGCAGACCAATGGAACAAGTTGTCAGCCGCGTACGCTAAGGTTAACCCCACTGAGACTATGCCTGAAGATATGTTCAGACAGTTTGAGTTAAACGTCCAGACTAAACTAGAGAACCTAGGCTTTGATTCTATCAAGCACACGACAGATGAAGGGGATACATTAGTTGTGTTCAAGGGTGACAAGGTGACGGAGTTAGCTAAGACCCCCGTTGGTACAGGTTCACAACTAGAACAAGCTGCGGGTGCTATGAACCAAGCGCTCTACCATCAAGGCATCACGTTAGATGTAGTGTCTAAGGTTGCGGCACTAGACGCTAAGGTTGCAATGGGAGCCGACCTACTCTCACGTTCTGATGAACTGGTTGAGGGGTCACTAGACAAAGCAGACAACGCTATCACCCGTATGTTAGAAGCAGACGATGCACTAGAAGCTACAGTTACAGCACAAAAGAGATTAGATGCAGAGCGTAGGATTAGCGACGGCGCTAAAGAATACACTGTCACGATTGACGCTATCGACATTACAGAGTACCCCGGCTGTTTATGAAAAAGATTGAGTGTTCGTTTGAACCAACAGTACCACCAGTAATCACTAGGGTGGATGTGTCAGAGCTTGAAATTCCTGATGCAGTTCGGGTTAACTTTGAACTGATGAGACGTATTGCTCTAGCATCCGAGGTAGACCTGAACAGGTTCGCGGGTACTGTTGAAACACAAGAGATGTTGTCTGAAGTTATCAGGCGCAACAGTTGGGAATCTGAGATGGCTGCGAAGGTACACCTTAGACCCGGTGATGGTGCTAAGAACTTCCAGCAGTGGATGGCTAGAATGTTCCCTAGTTTCTTGAGTGACAAGTCTCAGGTTAAGCAGGTACGCAACATACTCACTGACGCTAAGGCGAAGGGTGAGAACCTATGGGATACTATGCCCTACTATGCTGGCACAGTTAATGATGTGTTGGCTAAGATGGGTTCTGCTGAGGTTATTGACAACGCATACGGCGAGTTTGTTCTAGTACTGAAGAACAATAACCTAGACCTTGGGCAGTCCGACATTGGTAGACTGTGGGGTGATGCTGTTCAAGTGTCTCAGCATGACCGCATCATGCGCATGACACAGTCGGGGGACAACGGCAAGCGCATTCTTGAACACAGACTAGAGAAGTTCTATGACCTAGCTGAGTCGTTCGGTATCCCCCGTGAAAGTGCAGAGCTTCTACGCGCACCAGTAGCCAACGTCACAGATGCTTATGACGATATGTGGGCGTTCGCTAACAATGCGGGTGTGGATGTAGCTGCACTCCAAGACATGGGCTACATGAACCGTATACTGTCTGCTGATGCTAGGTTCAGATTAGGTAGAGAACAAGCTGATGCCTATGGTGGCTACCTTGAATCTAGTGCCAAGGGTTTAGGCGCGGCGTTTCAGAAGTCTAGAAACACTCATGAGTATCTGGTTAACGACGAACTAATTCTCGCCGCTGCATTCGGGTTCATTGATGGTGACCGCTCAGCAAAGCAGTTGCGCAACACAGTACGCACTAAGCAGAAGACGCTTGACCGTATCATCAAGGCGCGTGATGTTGACCTACCTGAAGCAATGGCTAAGTCAGTAGAAGCCAAGGCAAAGTTAGTAGAGGCAGACAATGCTCTAGCATTCATCAAGTCAGCACTGAAGGAAGCACAACCTAATGAGGTGTTCTCTTTAACTAACAACATGAAGTCAATCCAGCGTATGCGTGATGAACTAGCGGGTGAGTCTACTAAACTAAACAGTCGCATTACATCATGGCAAAGAGAACTGGGTACAGTAGCAGACACAGAGGTTGCACTGTTCGACGCGCAAGAGAGACTCAGGAATATCACTGAGTCTGCAACCGCGAGACTATCGACAGTGCTGACCAATGAACGAACACTGATTACAGAACTGAACACACTAACAGACAGTACACTAGATGCTCTAGTAGATAGTGGTGTGTTGGGCAAACTACCCATGCAGAATGAGACACTATACAACTACATGGTCAAGCGGTACAAACTACCATACAAAGGCATTGACGAGTTGATGGTTACTGACCCGCGTTTGGCATACCGTGTCATCACTGACCAACTCAAGACGTTGATGGGTAAGTCTGCTATGTCTCAGGCGATGTTTGCTAATGCTATCGAGACAGGATGGGGTGTTAGCGCAGCGTCTAAGAATGCACAGCCAGAACTGTATGGTAAGTATGTGAAGTTTAGTCCTGAAGTGTACAAGAACTACGGTATCGGAAACATACCGGGCGCTGAAGACATCTACATCAACCCAATGGTAGCCAATATGTACACTGGTATACTTGAGGTAGCCACTGACCCGGCTCAGTTGTCTACACTCGCGTCTGTATGGCAGTACACTAACCGGATGTTTAAGAAGCAGACGCTAGCTACAACTGGGTTCGTAGGTAGACAGGTTTACCAGTTGTTCATCAGTTCGGCTATGTCTGGTACGAACCTAGCGAACATCATACCCGCTATGGCTGACTACCTCAAGTACAAGAAGCTAGGGTTCGAGGCGCTAGACAACACTAAAAAAGTGTACGGCGGTGGGCAGTTTACAGAGCGTGAGTTGATGGCTGAGTTAGTAAAGCGTGGTGCCATCTCCACACCTACCGCACCTATTGTAGGGGAGATTGCTAAGAAGTCTAGCGAGATGTTCAACGCACTAGACCCGCGCAATACGGCACGAGCAATCGGGTACTGGGGTACTGTCATCCAGGGGCGCGGCATACTCCCTGTAATCCGTAACGGTTCTCTCAGATGGGATGCTGTGCAGTACGGTGCGGAGTTAGCTGAACGCATGACAGATGAAGGGGCGGGTTACCTGATGTCTGTAGGCTCAGAGCTTGAACAGATGGCTAAGCTGGCTCACTACCGCTCAGTGATGAGAGACGGTGGGCTTAATGCAATCGGTCAGTTCGTTACAGCGACGCGGCGGGTTAACTTCACAGACATTGATGAAGCTGTTACCCATGCCGCTGATTACTTCTTTGACTACAGCAATACAGGTTTAGGTGACAAGTTAATGTCAAAGAACTTCATCCCGTTCTGGACGTATATGTCACGCAACGCACCCGCTGTAGTTAGACACGTATTGCGTAACCCAACACAGTACATGGCGTACCAACGTATCAATAGTTTGATGAACCAAGACGTGAGGGAAGCAGGGGAAGAAGCACCCGCTGGGGGATTCCAAGACTACCAACAGGGACAAGGGAACATCTACTCTAAGCATCCATCTGGTGACCCTAACAAGTTTGTTCATGTGCCGTTCACATCGTTTGACCCTATAGCCGACGCGCTCAACTCCTTTGAAGACGGCGCTAATGGTTTGGGTCAGATGTTTGGATTGTTTCCAGGCTCATACAACGAAGACCTTAAACAGGTGAGTCCTAAGAATGACACCATACCCTTCGTTGATGGGCTAGTGACTGGTGGGTACGGCTCTATCAAAGCACTGTACGCAATAGCCACGCGCAAAGAACCTAGAACAGGTAAGTCTCTAGTCAATGATGACACAGAGCAGACATCGTTTGTGGGTATACCCATACCCGGTAGACACGCACCACTGGTTAAGTTCTTGATTGAGAGTGTAGTACCCAGTGTCTCCAACCTCAACAAGGCTAACCCCCTAGAACGGTTTGGGGTTAAGGAACAGAAGGATGGACGTGGCAACATCACACGCGCAGCTAAGCCAAGCTGGACAGGTGCCGCACGTAGTGACTCTGATGCTTCTAATGATGAACTATCTGGTAACCCGCTAGTGTTGGCACTACGTCTCACTGGTGTAACCGTTAATAGTGTTGACACTGTTAAAGGTATGGGGTTCACTGAGGATAAGCTGAGGCAAGCTGTAGCTGACATGAAGACCTACAGCAAGAAGCTAGAGAAAGCATTGAAGGAGATGGAACCGGATAACCCTAGACGTAAGGAGCTTGCCGATACCATCATCACAACCCAAGCACTTGCCGCTGAGATTGAACTGGGTAGACTAGACAGCAAGACATGGCTAACTGAGCGTGGCGCTATGACACTATCGCAACGTCGCAAACGTGAGAAAGATTTAGAGAAGATTAATTTGTTTATTGAGACGTTCAAAAAATGAGCTTTCTAACTGTTGCTATTATTCAAGAAAGGTCTGGTACAGGTTGGACTATCGACACCACACTGGCGAACCTTGACGCGGACACACTACTTAAGGACTTCGTGATTCTGTTTGGTACTGTCGTTCAATCAAACACCTTGTTTACAAAAGTGTCAGCGGTGTCAGTGAGGTATGACGGCTCGTCAATCGGCACTACTACAGTGCAGCTTAGACGGCGTACACCTATTGACCCCGCCAACGTTGTGCTGTATGGTGAACGGTTCAGCAGTGCAGTATGGAACCGTGAGGTTAACCGCGTATCCAGACGTGCGGCTGAGTATGAGTCGTTCGGTATCGGTTCTATTGGGGATGTTACGGGTGTACCCAGTAACAGCGCGTACGGTATCGCGTGGTCAACAGACACTATCTTCGCCCCAACACGGCAAGCTGTGTATGACAAGGTACAATCTGTGGTTGCGGCTTATATAGCCGCTGATGCAGTAATCAACGCATCTCTTGCTACGTACGCACCGCTTGCTAGCCCAACACTAACAGGTGTACCGACAGCCCCAACCCCCGCACCGACATCAAACTCTACACAACTACAGACAACAGCAGGTGTGAGAGGTTTCCTAACCAGTGCAGCGGACGTTAAGGCGCTACAGAACACAACGTACCCGACAGCGGCAAAGACAGTTAACGATACAACCTTAGCATCTACCGCGTTCGGTCATATCGCTAGCGTTGCTAAGAAGGTTACTAACTTCCAGTGGAACACAGAGGTTACTACAGCTTCCACGTCGTTTGTGGTAGCGTACACATCACCATCTGTCACACCACGCAATGCTACAACATCGTTTCTTGTTATCGCTAGTGTCCAGACATTGTCTACTGGTACTGGTTCTTTTATGCGTATTGTAGCAGACACCACAGATATTAGTCATGTGTTATTAACTGGTGGTACTTACACTACAACGTCTTTAATGGGCGTACACACCCCCGGCTCAGCAGCGGCGTTCACAATAAAGGTTGAACACCGCGTTAATTCGGGTAGTGCAGGAATTAACAGCACTCAGACACAATGCACATCTTCTATTACGGTGATAGAGTTTGAGAACACTATCTAACACTGAGTATGTACTCGGTGTCCTTACCGTAACCGTTTGGTTCTGTGACTAACTCATAGAACATACTCCTGTATGGGCTGTACTTGATTGACGGCGCTAACAGAAACTTGTCTGTCTTGTGTTTGCGGTACACTTCCTCTACACCGGGCGGTGCTTTGAGGTTAGCGAGTATGTCATCAACACAACTAATCTTATCGGTCAGTATGGGGATGATGACCCTAGCTCTAGTCAACGCACGGTCTAGTTGTTCTGGTACTGGTTCAATCACAGCCACTTCATGGTTGCCCTTGTTCAGGCATATCCACACTGGTGTCTTGGATGTGCAGTACGCATAGGTGGCTAGTTGTGTTATGTAACCTCTGTCATCATTCTGACACTTGACGAACTGCTTAAAGTAATAGTCACTCATTGTCTTTACTTCGAGTAGGAGTTGGTCGCCGAACGGTGTCTCAATGATAGCGTCGGTGTGACCGGGTACTCCCATAAACGATACAGTCTCTTGCGTTGAGATTACCTTGTACCCGTACAGTTGCAACACAAACATAACTAGCGCTTCATATTGGTCACCCCTATGGAACAACTCGCGCAGTCTAGAACTTAAGTCTTCTTCTTGGTAAACACCACACTCTATCAACTCATCCCGTACAGCAGGGAGTTCAATAGCCTGTAGCACAGCAGGTTTACCCAAAGACGACAGCCGTAACCCGCCGTGCTTCATGTCGTCTTCATAGTCAGTGAACTGTTTCAGTGCTGAAGAAGCCACAAGTTTACCGTAGTCACTCGCTAGACCTTTGACTGTTGGGGAACATAACACAGAACACATCGACTCTGAGTTTAACAGTGCGCGTATGGAATCAATCGCTGTATTCATCGTCTTCCTTGGTTGATGTGTATGCGGCAAACAGAACACGGCAGACCGCGTGTGACAGATGGCTATCGCTACGGTCACCCGCTAGGTACGCGAAGATGTGAGCTAGCGCGTGTGACAGATGGTCATTGGTACAGATGAGTTGCCAGTTACCAACACCATACTTCTTGGCACCTTCACCTAGCACGACTGCTACATCAAACAATGGCACAGCAGGAATCAAATCAAACCTAGCCACGAGTTTAGACTGTGAGCCACCCGCCTCATTAGTCTCTGTCTCCACATCTTTACCAACAAGCTCACCTAGTCTAGCAAACATTACATTAGTCATGCGGGTCAATCTCCATAACAATCGGGTCAATACATTCTGTTCTCAAGTAGGCTAGTGCCCTGTCATCAGCGGCGTGGTAGAATGGCGCGAGGCATATGACGGTCGCACCCTTGATGTATGAGTGTGTCTTGGGCATACTGGTAGGAGTAGCAAGTGCGCTAGTCTGCACGAACCCGGCATAGCTATCAGCGAACCAATCAGCAAAGACACCAGTAGCGTAACCGTAATCATCCACTGTCGTCTCAACTGACACATCACCGTACGTTAGTATGACTAACTGGTGTTCTCTTTCAACCACGACGTAGCCAACATCTAAGGCTACGTCTTCATCAAAACTATTGAGGCAAGTTTCCATTAGTTAAAAGGGTGAATCTTCCTCTACTTTAACTTCAGCTACACCAGTCTTTTGGAAGAAGGTTAGTGACAGCTTAGGCGACCGCTCAGTCTTAGGTTCGTTCTGGAAAACTGACACCATCCAGTCAACACCATCAATGGACACACTACCAAACATGATAGCCTTACCCTTGGTTGATGGGCGTAGCAGAACAGCGTACTGGTTTAGCTCACCCTTCAGAATCAGGACACCACGAGAGCGACCGTTAGACTTGCAGTAGTCAGCGTAGAAATTAACCCCGTTGATGTCCGCCATTCCAGATAGGTCGCACGGCAGATTTTCAGACTTAGGAGTGAACAGCGCACCCTTGTTTTCGTTCGAGTATTCCATTATGTATGGTTCCTTGTTGAATGTTGTAATGAACAGATATGGAGTGTAAGGACTTACCACGGAGTAGCGCTTTCTTCTGATGTCATGACCACGGGTTGGGGCGCTCTCTCACGTTTACGCTCAGCCTTAGCCTCAACCTTAGCCTCTACTACAGCGGGTAGGTTACCGTCGTTATCATCCTCAGTACACAAGTTAAGCATGGATGTGATAGCGTACCGACGAGCGTATGTGATAGCAATCCCCTGCTCTTGAGGTTTACCCATTGTCAACGGCATGATGCACTCTTCAAACTCTTCAGTGTCTACGTTAATCAACCTAACTGATAGGACAAACACACCATCTTTAAGTTGAGGAATACTGGCAATGCGAACACCTTCAGAAGATAGCGCCAATTGAACTGCATCTATTACAGCGTCGATAGTAGCATACCTGTTCTTAAAGAACGAGTTCTCCCTGTCTTTAATAATCGGTTTGAAGGTCTGACGAGCCGACTCAATCCGTTGACTTAGTGTTTCTGTCGTTGTTAACCGCATTGTTCTTAGTCTCCTGTTGTAGTTCTCTAATTACGGCAGTCTGTAGCGTTCTGATTATCGCTGTCTTGTTTGGGCTGAGTGTGTCAATGGTAACACGCGGTTCATCTTTTGGCATTTCTTTTCTTTATCTCCTGTATCACATTCTGGAAAGGCACAATCTTCTTTTAGTTCACCACAGTCACAGTTAATCATAGCCAACCTCTAGCACTTTGACGGTCGATGGACTCTACCATAGCAATACAAACAGCGGCGGTTTGAACCAACTCATCGCGGTAGTTAGGTAGGTCGCCCTCATTGATAGCATGACCAATCTCTCCAACCTCTTCAACCAATATTGTAAGCCAATCAGCAGGGGTGTGTGTCTGCTCACCCCACTTCAGTAGTTGGGCGCGTCGCTCTTCAAACACATCCTCAAGAATACTCTCAATGGTGTACTCTTGCGCGTCGTTCATCTCACCCGGTTCGCCGCACTTGAAGTCTGGTTTAATGTTAAGCATTAGTAGTGTTTCCTTTTGCTCGGTGTTCGTTGGCTTCTTTCAAGTCTTCCATTGCTACCATTGTAACACAGAATGCTGCAATGGTGAGAAGAGTATCTCGATAATCATTAGCATCATCTGGTAGTTGTGCCACGATTTTGGCTAGAACTTCTCTTGAGTCTGACACACCATAAGGGATGTCGTTAACTAACTCAATTGCCTTAAGCGCTACGGATTCAACCGAGTCTCGCAGTGCATTACTAATGTTGTACCTAGTGGATTGCATTCCAGTTATCTCCTATCTTTGCTACTCCCATTATAGGGCAGTTTGATAATAATGGTGTACTAAATGTTTTAGTTACTCGTGCCGCGAACCCTTCAGTCTGCCCCACTGGTGTATAGTATAGCGCTTCATCATGCACGTTAGCGCATAGGTGGGCGTTGTACTCATCCTGATACAGTGCAACCAGTAACACAATCTTCTTTAGAACAGACGCGGCTGTTCCCTGTAGCAGGGCGTTGAACACCTGTCTCTTAGCCTGAGCCATGAATCCTTTAGCCACCTGTTTAACGGTCTTGCCTTCCCTGTCATCAACACGTAGCGCGGCTTCCGTAGCGCCCGACTCATTAATCTCTGGGTAGTTCAACCGCCTACCGAAAGCATCATACACCAGACCATTGTTATCAGCACACCTCTTCCACACCATTTCCTTTAGTGCTTTGATTGCAGGCATCCCTTCATAGATGCTATCCATAATCGCCTGTCCTTTAACTGCATCACCCTTACCAACACTAGCGGCACCCGCGCCATACAGTAGAGCGTACAACCCAGTCTTAGCCTGCTGTCGTGGTAGTCCCCAAGCGTCGGCGTTCGCCTGATGAAAGTCTACCCCCGCTGCGAACGTGTCAGTCATCCGGTTCTCATTACACACCAGACTAAGGTAGTGGGCTAGCACCCGCCCCTCAATGTTGGATAGGTCACACCCGACCATCTTCCAACCATCACCCGGACTGGTGAACAGTGAGCGCATACGGTCACCCCATACACCATTAGCAGGTATGTTCTGCACGTTAGGGTCACTGGAACTTAGCCTACCTGTCTTAGTTACGCACTGGTTGAACGACGAGAACAACCGTCTGCCTTCTCCAAGGAACTCTAGATAACCAGTAGTCATACCGTGCATCTTGTTAATGGTGCTGTACTCGCACAGAGATACGGCTAGCGGGTAGTCTGTTAGACTGCTTAGTGTGTCTGCATCTGTGCATGGTGCCCCTGATGGTGTGAGCTTGCTTGGAACCCAACCATACAATGATGTGAGAGCGTCGGCTACTTGCGCCCCACTGTTAGGATTGAATTCTACCAGTGTGCAATGACTGTAAGTTGTGTTGAACGTATCAACTTTGCGGGTCTTCGGCTTACCTGCTTTAGTGGTGCCTGTCTGCTCTACTACTGTGTCTATCTTGCGGCGTATAAAACCAGTCTTGTATACCACTTCCTTACCGGGTACAAATGGGATGATGTCTTTCATCGTTGAGCGTAGGGCATCGCACCCTATGGTTAGTGTGTCCAACATCTCAAGACTGGTAACCTTATCAACGTAGAACCCGGTGGTTTCCATCTCAATAATTGCATCAATCATTGGTAGTTCAATCTCTAACAGAAGCTTGGTTGCTTTGCTGTCGCCGCTGAATAAGAACATCAGCTTGTGCCATAGCCTAAGCGTAACCTCACAGTCACGGATACAGTAGTCACGCTTTAGGTTGTCATATGGTAGGCGATGCTCAGCACCGCGTGGTGTCTTGGGGTCTAGTAGTCCAGCGTCAATACACGCTTGTCTGTAATCCATCTTACGGTAACCAAGCTCGTTACCCCATGATGCTAGACCGTGCCCACCTATACGCCGTGTGTTCCAAACGTAAGACATAATCATCGTGTCGTGATATGACCCTAGTTTAATATCGGTGTCATGCTCCCTCAATACACGAACGTCAAACTTAGCGTTATGGAACACAAGCGTATACGTTTCAGCTAGCTCCTCAATGTATGCGGGGGTGCTAGCGTCATCCCATTCAACACACCACGACCTAGCATCAGTAGCGAAACCGCAACACCATATCTTTTTACCAGTTAGGTCAAAGGTTTCTAAGTCCACTATACAAGGCGTGGTGTTGTTAAGCATGGTTGTTTCTAGTTAGGTTGTACGAAACCAGACACGGTGGTCATGGGAATTAGAGAGGGAGACACAACACTACGCACATCAGTGATGACTGCTTCAAGGTGAGCAATCTTATCAGCTTGGAGTTGTTCCACTTCTCGGATAATAGCGATGCCTTTCTTTTGGAAGTACAACTTATTCAACGCTCGACTACAAGCTTGGTGTGCTGCGGTTGTGTCATCAACGTAGACGCTGAGACGGACAAGACCGAACGCACGTAACAGACTATCAAGTAGACTCATTGTGTTTCTCCATTGTTAGTTTAGCAATCTCTTCTTGTTGTCTATCGAGTAGGCTGATAAGGGTCATGTTCTCCTCAACGTACCACATCAGCATCTTCTGTAGTTTGTCAATCTGTGCAGACTTCTCCTGTAGCATAGTAGAATGGTTAACGATAGAGAGAGGATGTGAAAAACCTAACTCTTGCATTTGTTCTAGTAGTTCTTCGTTGCTCATAGCCACCTCTTAGTGTTTAACTTCCATAACTCTAGCACACTTTTGTATGAACTGGTGGGGTCTATCCATTCATGTGGAATGGTGACACCTATAGCATAGGGTATGTTGTGTCTCTCACACCACATCCCATAGGTACTCTTAGACCGGATAATCTTATCGTTACTGCGGAAGAGCAACACGAGAGGATAGTTTTTGTGTTGCTCTCTTGCGGCTAGGAGTGTGGTTCTGTTCTCCTTCGATAGCAACCCCTTCAACTCCACCAGTATCCCGTTGGGTAGCAGTAGGTCTGGGTTGTAAGTCTTCTTCAGTATGTAAGATGTCTTGACTGCTTCGTACAGTACCCCCTTCGCACTCAACAGGTTCGTGTTCCAAACTTCCTGCTCGTGTGGACTCCTGAACCTCTTGCCTTGCACCATCTCCAACTGTGCCCTTGGTTTCCTCACCATGTGGAGCTTGCCCCTCATCTAATAATTGTGTATCGAACTCAACTTCCTCAATGAACTGTTGGGTTCCTTCATCCCACTTAACACTGAACTCACCGAACACACCCCATAATCTACTGGCTTTAAGCGTTCGGAATGTAGTCAACTGTTGCTTACGCTCACGCTCTAATCCTAACACAGCGTCAGAGTATTGCGCGATGGATGATGCACCTTTGACCCGTGCTAGTGTTGGTTTATTATCTTCCTTATCTGCTGAGTCACGAGAGATATGAGACACAACTAACACAGCACACTTAAGGTCTTTGGCAACCCGCAGCTTAAGCGCTTGTATCGCATTGTCTAGTGCGCGGCGCTCGTCTGTGTCTCGGTTGCTAGTCATTGCGCTGATGTGGTCTAGCGCCACAAACTCAATGCCGTCTTTGCGTACAGCGTAACCAATGGAGGATACTAAATCGTCAACACTAATCGCACCGCTTTGGTCAAACAGTGTGAGGTTCTCCAACACCTCAAACAAACCTTGCCTCATCAGTGCCTCATTGGGTACGTCGTTAGACTTAACAAGTGAGGATGCTGTGTGCATCTCAAGGAACCTGCTCGTCGCCTGCTCTAGCATATCCTCCAACGGGATATACAAAGTCTTAACACCTAGCACCACCTGTTTGTAGCATAGTGCGCGAGTGATGCTAGACTTACCTATGCCTGTCCCTGCTACGATAGTAGTAACTTCCCCTGCTCTCCATCCTCCGATAAGTTTGTCTAGTCCATCGTACCCTGTAGGCTTACCATGCCGTGCTGACTTGTCCATCAAGAAGGATACGGTACGCTCGATAACATCCTCGGTGCTGATGATACCAGTAGGAGTGTAAGCTTGAGCAGACCAATAGCATTCCTTAAACTCTTTCTCCTTACCTGCTACCAACATATCATTAGCATCTTTGAACCCAATAGGTAGGCTCATAGACTTTACTTTGCTTTGGTCTAACAGCTTGACACACTCAGCTTGAGCAGTCCTACCCACTGCATCCATGTCGAAAAGAAACACAATCTCATCAAACGTTTCTAAGTATTGCGCACTGGCTTTAATGAACTTGGTTGCACTCTGCACACCTAGAGGAATAGATACCGCAGCGTAACCCATCATCTGGTATGCAGACAGTGCATCTAGTTCACCTTCAGTAACGATGATACGGCGGTCACCACTAGCGCAGTGCATACCAAACAACTGTATGCCTGTACTCTCACCATCAAACCAGTACTCCTTAGATGTACCCGCGCGCACCTTAGACCCAACGTGTACACCGTGAGGGATGTGTTGAAAGTGTACGTTGTTTGATTCATCAAGCCCTACGCTGTACTTCAAGAACGTAGCGGGTAGGATACCGCGCCATGTCTTAGTAATGGGGCGTAGTGTTGGAGGTACGTATGTCATCCTGTTTCCTTTGCGTTTGCTACTTGACTTCACCGCGTGTTCAGTCAGTGTCTCTAGTATACCAGTGTCGAATGTTTGGAAGGCGCAACTCATACACTTTGCGCCATCATCCCACACTGACACATTGTCCCTGCTCCCACACTCAGGACAGGGACTATGGCAGATGAACTTACCCATGTCGTGTGCCTTCTGCTTCT